GAAAATAAAGCGTGTATAAGTTCAGAACCTATTGATGGGGTAGTAATTAGACGTGATGAGACTTCAAAAATAATAGGTGTAACTATATTTAATGTTAAGAAAGCAATGAATTCAAAGGAGTCAAAATGATAGGGAAAAAAACGACTCTTGAATTGCGAAGAAAAGTTTTAGTAAGTGATGGGCTTGGTGGATATACTGAAACTTGGGCTGGCTTGCGTAATATTACAGGGGTATTATCTACTATTAAGGGAGATGAACGGCTTTCGGCTGATAAGCTAACAGTTATAGCTGATTATTATTTTTATATCGATTATCCTATCGGCGAAACTATTACAGAAGAAGATATATTTATTAAAGGCACGACAGAATATAAGATTATTTATATTAGTAATATAGGGCATAATCAAAATAAGCAGTTAAGAATAACTTTGAAAGAGGAAGTATAAAATGAAAATTAAAGAAATGAAAATCAGATGCAATGTTTGTGAATTTTTTACTTATAGGCCTAAAAGCGATAAATATAAACTGACAAAATATATTTGTATACACCCAGAATTTGATAATAAGAAAACTGGATACAAAATGATTAACAAAAAATATCCTTTGCATAATGAACCACCCGAATGGTGTCCAAATAAAAAGAGGAAGTATAATGGCAAAATTAAAATGGTATGGGGCAAAAGTTGTAGACAAGATAAACAAAGCGAATAAGAAGATTATATCAAAGGCTTGTTTAATGGTAGAGAGGGATTCTAAAAAGCTTTGTCCGGTAAGTCCACATGGTGGGCATTTAAGAGCTTTTATTACTCATGAAATCGAAGGCACGACTGGCAGGGTTGGCAGTAATAAAAAATATGCTCGTAGAATAGAGTTAGGGTTTGTAGGTGCTGACTCATTGGGAAGGGTTTATAATCAAAAACCGCAACCTTACCTACGACCTGCCTTGCACAAAAATGAAAAAGCTATAAGGGAATTATTTAAAAAGATTATATAAGGAGATTATATGCAAGCATTATTAGCGGGGATATACTCAAAATATAATAATAGCGTGGATCTAAAGGCGGCAGTAACGGGAATGTACTTTACCGAAGCACCGCAGGGGACAATATACCCTTATATAGTCTATCATAAAATTAGTGGTGTTCCTGATTATACTTTTACCGAAGACATGGAGAATGTAATCATACAATTTAATATTTATAGCGATAGTAGTAGTTCAACTACAATTAATGATATATATACTAAATTAACGGCTTTATATGACTGGTGTTCATTAACCGTAACAGGTTGGAATAGCATATATATAAAAAGGGAATTAGATAATTTAACAAGGGAAAATGATATATGGAATTATTTTGTACAGTACCGATTAGAGATACAAAAATAGTAAAAAATAAAAAAAGAAAGGAGTGATTAATTATGGCGGAAGTAGCAGGAAAAGGCGGAAGTGTAACTTTTACAGGGCTTACAGCAGGAGTTAAGAGTTGGAGTTTAGATTTAGCAGGTGACACTTTGGAGACTACTGATTATGATGACAGCGGACACAGAACCTATATTGCAGGGCTTGACGGCTGGACAGCCAATTGTGAATTGAATTGGGATACAGCTAATACAGTAAGTATAGGTGATAGTGCAACATTGACATTAACTATTGTTAGTTCAACGGAAGCATATTCTGGGACAGCTTTAGTAAACGGGATTAGTGTTTCGAGTTCTGTTGAAGGTGTTGTAACTGCAACTATTAGTTTTCAGGGCACTGGCGTTTGTACTTTAACATCTGCATAATAAGCGATTAAATGAATATGATTAGAGGTGATGTAAATTGACTGAAAAAGCTGGAAAAGTAGGGGCAATTTATGCTTGCTCTGGTGACGGGATAGATGTTGCCAATGAAACCGTAGTATTAGTTGGTGGTGTAAAATCGTTAGCGAATACCAATGTATTGGTTAGCAAAGTAACTTCTGACGCTGGCGGTACTACTCCGATAACAAAGGCGTGGTATTGCACGGTAAAAGGTTCATTAGTAGTTGATGATGGCGGAAATGATACGGTCTATGTAACCTATAAATATTGGAGAGATGGCACATACGGTGATGGCAGCCGTTCAGACTGGGTTGGTACAACTGCTTATGCTCTCAATGATATAGTTCTTCCTACAACCAGAAATAATTTTTATTATAAATGTACAACTGCTGGGACGAGTGGCACTACTGAACCAACTTGGAATACAACTGATGGTGGTACTACTGCTGATGGAACAGGAACTTTAGTATGGACAACTTATGCTTATGAGGTTGGGCAGGTTGCTGGTTTCTTTAACTGGAATACTAATAATGTTTGCGATATATTAGAAACCACTGACTATGGCGATAGTGGACATAAGACATATATCGCAGCTTTGAAGGGCTGGACAGGTAGTGCAGAACGGCATTTCCTAACTGAAGAAAATCTCGACTGGATAACCGATAACCTGATTATTAAATTCTATATAGATACTTCAAACTCATTACGATATGAAGGTTGGGCAATTGTAGATTCACATAATATAACTTCGGCGGTAGATACATTGGTTAACGAAAGTTTAAATTTTAAAGGTGATAGTATACTAAATTATGAATCAAGTTAAAAAATATTAGAAGGAGTGAAATATGAGTGAAAAAGACAAATTAGAAAACATTGCTGGCAGCGGTATGCCTGTAACAATTAAAGGTAAGGAATATATGTTAGGCATATTTGATATGCGAGATTTAGCAGACTTTCGACAATATATAAAAGGGCAACGTATCAAAGTAATTCAAGAAACCATATCTGATAGTGCTGAAAGAATAGAATTAATTAATAAAATTATAGAAGGCAATGTAGATGAAATGAAGGAATTGCGAACTACAGACGGAGTCTGCTTTATGCTCTGGAAAAGCCTACAAAAATATCAGCCAGAAATAACTTTAAAAGATGCTGATGAATTAATAGATTTAGACAATGTTAATGAAATAACTAATATAATAATGAAAATAGGGGGGCAGGTAAAAAACCCTCCGGAGAGGGCAAAGAAGAAATAAGCTGGCATAAAGCCTTTGCTCTCTTATCAAGATATTATGGCTTTTCGATTGATCAAATAAACGATATGTCAATATACCAATTCAGTTCTTATATGGGCGATATACCGGAAGTAGAGAAAATGTTTTCAGGTGGTAAGTCAAAACAAAAAGATACTACAACGACAGCAGATTTAATTAAAATGGCGAAAAGCAGAGGAATAAAGACTCCAACGAAATATTAAGGGGTGATTAGAATAAACGTAGGTGAATTATTTCTACAACTTAAAGCAGATTCAAGTCAATTAGTTACCGGTTTGGGCCAAGCAGAAGGCAAGGTTACAAAGTCCGCTGATGCTATGTCTAAAAAATTGGCTGGTATTGGTAAGGGTATGACTATTACCGGTGGAGTTATTACTGGGGCTGTTGCTAAAATAGTAACAAGTACTGCCAAAGTTGGTGACCAATTTGATAAAATGAGCCTGCGAACTGGAGTTGCAGTAGAAGAATTATCTGCTCTTGCCTATGCTGCTGATATTTGCGGTACTGATATTGGCACAGTAGAAAAAGGGTTGAAGGGTCTAACTAAAACGATGGATGATGCCTCTAAAGGAGTCGGAGAAGGGAAAGAAGCCTTTGAAGAATTGGGAATATCCGTTGTAGATGCCGAAGGTAATTTGCGACCCACTGTTGAAGTTTTGAAGGAAGCTGCCACCAAAATAGCTGCTATAGAAAATCCTACCAAACAAGCTGCACTTGCTATGGATATATTCGGGGCAAAAGCGGGACCGCAATTATTACCACTACTTAAGCAGGGTGGAGATGGTATAGAAGAACTAATGGAAAAGGCCGATGAACTTGGCATTACTATGTCCACTGAAGCAGCTGCTGCAGCAGCTGAATTTACCGATAGAATGACAGATTTGAAAGGCTCTCTGGCAGGTGCAGGTCGGGAAATTGGTAATGTTTTAATCCCTGCCATTACTCCCTTAATAGAAAGGGTTATTGAAATTATAGGTAAAGTTAAAACTTGGGCTGAAGAAAATCCGAAGTTAGTTGAAACTATTATAAAAGTTGCTGCAGTAGTGGGAGGTTTGGCAGCAGTTGGCGGTCCTATTTTAATGGCTGTAGCTGCTTTTACTAAAATGTCAGGAGCAATAAGTGCTTTGGGGACTCTTACTTCGGGTCCTATTGGAGTATTAATTTTAGCTGTTGGTGGAGTATATCTGGCTTGGAAGAACTGGGATAAAATTGTGGAAATAGTTGTTAATGTCAAAGATAAAGTTATTGCTAAAATAGAAGAATGGGCAGGTGCTATCAATACTTGGTGGGAAAATATTGTGGCGAATACTGATAATAAATGGATATTGGTAGCTGATAAAATTATGGATGCGGTAAAAGGTGCAATAAAATGGATTACTGAAGCAATAGGAACTTTAATAAAAAATATATT